AAGGCGTCCAGCATGTGCCGCCCTCAAGATAGTTCGGATTTAAATTTTTATGTTCACACCTTTCTACTTTATCCCAAAATTCGTTCATTTCTAAGACCCTTTAATTTGGTATTAAAATCATTAATATCCGAAGAGTTTCTCGGACGCTATATTATTATATATATTAAATTTTCTTTCCAGTCTAACTGGCGAATCTTTATATAACCAATTTAATATTTTTATAGCCTGCTTTCCAGACCACTGTATTCTAAATACGCTCTTTGTTGGAGAAACTTTATTTTTATTAACACGAAGAATAGAAACTAATATATCTCTGACATTTCTTAAAATTGACTCACTCCCAGTAAAATCTAAAATAATGTAATTATTTTTTCTATTATCTAAATATATTGAGCCGTCGCCGTCCATAAATCCTAGTATAAAAGAATTAGCAAATTTTAAAGGTATTTTATCAAAAACAGACGCATCATTTAAATACGTTTTGTTGGGATGTATTCCGATATTATCTAATATATTGCATAAATACACATTGCAGATCCTACATCTACATCTGTTTTCACCTTTTTCTACGTCGATTCTGAATATTTCAGCAAATTTATTCAGATGCTCAACATCTTTAATCGCTAGATCTATTTCAACTGATCTTAAATTACTTGCTACATTACCGTCAGCTAATACGAAGCCTAACCAATAAGCCTTTAAATGTGAGTCTATAATATCAAACCAATCGGACATATTACGCATTTGAGCAGTTAAAAATGATTGTTCTTTGGCACTTCTAATATTTCTAACATTTGCTATAGATTTACGTATAAATTTTCTAGACACGCCGAAAATTTCAGATATTGCTCTAAGACTATGCCCAGAATCATATAGATCTACAGCCTCACGTATATTATAAACTATATTATATCGTATCATTTACCTATAGCCTTTTTAGCCCCTTCCCAAACGTAATCATATAAATGCAAACCTTTACTAGAATATATTATTTCGCCATCTAATAAATTGGCCGATTCAGCCATATATTCCTTTAACAATTGTATAGAAGCTATATTAACTGGATACCCGTTCCATAGATCGTTAGATCTAAAATATATTATAAAATGCAACTTATTGTCGTTAACCCTACAATCTATTATTTTTAAACAGGGTGGATCAGGCAGGTCGATAGAATGATCATCCCCAATGGTCATGCAAGCCTGGTTAGTTTCATGATCTCCCTTTTTGAATATACCTATCACTTTTTCGATTTGTTTTTCTAGGTAAGTTCCATATGTATAAAATTCGTTAGGCTTTTTATGGTCTGTGAATAAATATGGTAGATATTCTTCGAGATATTCATTCGAGGCAGGATTTGGAATTCCACAGGCCGGCGGGCATTCTGGAAGCAGTGGTCTAGCTTCTGGATGTCTAATATATATAGTTATATAATCAAATTCTAATCTCTGCTGACCTTCATAACTTCCTCTTTTTATTGTATAAATACGGCCGCTATCAAATATTCTACTCAAGCATTGAAACCAACTATCAGATATTGAAGTAGCCTCAATATGCTCTAAACGCATATTCTATTCTCCTGGTTTTAACTTATTTTCAACTATATTATAGAATAAAACAGATATTTTGCTAGATAAAAAATAAATTATGTTACTCCAATGTTACTCCATTAATAATAGCACCCAAATCTCTCAAAGTGAATAGCGGCGTAATAGGAACCACAGGATTAATTGAAGCGGTTAAATTAGCATTGGGTGGTAATATGCCATTTATAAAAGCACTAAGATTAGCTCGTCTGTAATAGGAAACTCTGTCTATTAAATCTCGGATAGCCTCATCAACATTCGCATATTGGGATGCTTTAAAAATAAACTTGTGTCTAACGTTCCTACGCTCAATCATTGTATCGACTTGGTCAAATCCCTTAGCCCATATAGTCCAATGTCTTGTTCGATCTACTCTATAGACCTTGTTTGTGCCACTCACATAGAAATAATGATATGGAGTATTCCCACTATTATCAAAAAATATTTCTACGAAACGGCGAGTTTTTTCTCTCCACCGATGATCAAATTCTATAACTACCTCTCTTGTTCTCGGGCTAACATAATAAGGTAGTTCTGTATAATTAAAATCAAATACGGCGGTTATAGTAGCTCCCAGGTTTATTGACTCTAGTACGCCAGTTATACTAGCTGCTAAGTTCCTATAAATAGCAGCTCCATAAATAATGTCTTGAGTATCCCAGACAGTGTAAGCTGGCCCAGTAGCATTGAATCCTATCTTTAATCTTGTATGGTACCAATCTATATTTTCTCCAAAAAAGCTTATTGGCAATTTGTCCTCGACCGAAAAATCGGCAGTATTTATAGCTGCAGCTAAATCTATAACATTGGAGTAAATGTCTATATGCCATCCAAAGATAATGCCTTGTAGGTCTAATTTATAGATGGCTTTAGTATAAGCATTTAGGTCTAAACTTCCGCTACTAAAACATAGACTATTTATCATAGCATGCAAATTTTTATGTTCCAGTAAAGCCACTTCAAGAACTTGGGTCATGTAAATAACTCTGGGAACGATTGAAGCGGGTAAATTTACGGCTTGGCCAGTAGCTGTTATTAAGGCCTGTAGATCTTTCGGTGGGATTGATCCTATAATAGCCTGCAGATTTTGGCTGTAGGTTCCGATTAAATTAGCAATCAAATTTCTAGATATTTCAGTTCCTAGCATACCACGCACATATGCTTCCATATTTCTATAACCACCTGTGCCTACAATAGAGGCTTGTAAATCTCCAGGCCCATACACGCCGGCCGTCAAAGCTGTTAAATTTTTAGTATCCCATCCATGGATCGACGCAGGTAGATTGACCGGCTGTACCACATTTATAAGCGCCCCCAAATCCGATGGCGTAAAAGCTCGAATGATCGCATTTAGATCTTTTGTATAAATGACATTTATATAAGCTCCAAGATTAAACCGAACCCCACCAGTGGTTATGCCAAATACCGATGCGCCCAAATCAACATAGCCCGACACAGCCCACTGTTCTTCGTCGGAATCTACCCACTGAGCATTATTATTTTCAACCCATTTGGTCATTTATTAAGCTCCACGTTATGTTTGTACATAACCACCAGTTGATTCCAAAATATCACCCGATCCATTGTTGCCTCCTGTTACAGCGCCAGTTCTACGTACGCCAGCATTATAAGCTGAGCGCCAACCGTAATCACCATTCCCAGTAGAGGTACTATCAGCGGCATGAATATGAGAATTATACCCAGAATACAATCCTGAACCAGTATTACCAGTAGCTACGGTGTAATTAGCTGATATAGTACTATTATAGTAGGCAAGAGCCCCGTGTGCTCCAGCACCAGTAAGAACAGAATATTGAGCATATATAATTCCTGCATAAATCGCCATTAAGCGATGGCCGCCGCCGCCAGAAGCCCCACACCCAGTGAAATTTATTACGGCGCCAGCATCCGCATAAACAGCTGACCCAAAACCACTAATACCTATAGGCGCAGTACATGATATAGTCGAGTTGTTTCGAGCATACAGCCCGTTCCCAGTCAATAAACTATTTACCAACACAATATCTTTAATATTTATCGTATTACCTTCATTAACATATATTCCATTAGAAAGACAATCCAATATAGTTTTGAAAATTAGAATACTAGCTGTTACCGCTCCCGAAGGCACTCCAGATTGATGTTTAGATAATACGGTAATTCTAGTATTAACACCATCGACATTAGTAATTTCGTGACAACCACAAGCGTAGTCTGGATTACTACCGCCAGCAGCATCGCTAGTGACAACAACATAGTCACCCACATCAATGTCGGCTACACTATCAACATTAAAAACTATAGAATAAGCTCCAGCTCCTCCTGAGCTTGATTGGACTGATGTAATGTTCCTTTCCAGCACCGTCTCGCCCGCAATAGTAATTTGAGATCCATTAGGATGTGGATAGGAACTTATAGTAGAACCTACCACGTGAGTCCCATCCAAATATTGAATTGTTACGGTTTTATCCGTTTGAATAATTTTGTCCTTCAAATAATCCCACGCTGTGTTAAAAGTTTGCCATGGATCGCCAAGTGATCCATCACCTAACGTATCACTTCCCGAAACACTTAAATATAAAGTGGTATCTTCACTAATTAAACTAGGAACACCCGAAGACGTAGGCTGACTAAAAGAAGTCCATTCGATACCAGATCCCGTGGATTGTAAAATATTTCCAGAGACTCCATAATCCGATGGAGTGTCGTTTAAATCTGTAAAATTAAGTCCACCTGATATAACGGCTGATGGTGATGCCCATTGTGTTCCAGCCCCAGTAGATTGCAAAAAATAACCAGAAGTACCATAATCGTTAGGAGTACCATCAAGTCCCGAAAGAGTAGTTTCCATTCGTATATATCCACCATCACCTTCGTCAGATCCATGAGTGTGGTCTGGCAAACTACCGGTTACTCCCGGCTGAACCACTCCATACAAAACTTCGGTTAAATTAGCGGTCAATTGACTTTCTTTGGTCACCACGGTGGTATTAGCGGCAAAAGAACTAGATGCTACAGTTAAATATCCTATACCATCTATGCCCATATCAGCTTTTAATCTTCTTCCCTCGGTAAATTCCGAAGTACGATCACCTACCACGGTAAATGAATTAGCACTAACATACGTCGCTTGCATTTTTATTCCTCCACACCCCACCAAGTTTTTATACGACCTGAATAACTATCTATGTCGACGCCATCAGGTATGTCTGTTTTTATATAAATATTTTTATAAGTTCCAGCAGGAATATCTTGCTTTTTTATCGCCGGCGGCATTAACACCTTCTCTAAAACGGCTTCACCACGCAAAGTGACCTCTACCTGATGATATATATTTTTAGATAGAAAATATCCATCCTTGACAACTTCGGTCCACACCAAAGAGCCTCCGGTTCCCCATACTGGGTCGTAACTAATGGGTAAATAACTATATCCATATTCCAAATAATCATCATAATTATAAGAAAACACTCCAAAAATTGAATTGGTGTCATTTACGCCATACGTCCAAGATTTAGTAATGGCCCCAGCGTCTTTGTCTATAAAGTATGCCGCATCCGGATTAGTAGTTCTGACTACGTAAACGCCATTATGAGAAGGGTGCAAGCGGCTCACATAATCAATATAAATAGGACCAATGTCAAACACGCCTTCAGATGTCATATGATAAATATTGTAGTCAACCCTGAGCCAGACGCCGTCCTCATAGTCATGATGCATGTCCAATACGGAACTGGAACCAAAATTATCTACATTTACAGATTTTACGAAGTCACCATCACTATCATATCTAAGCAATAACTTTAATCCCCTATCATGAACCCAACACCCATTATCCCTAGTTGACGCTACTGCTTTTACGTCATCCAGTGGTATAGTATGTAAAACAGTTCCCCATCGATCTAAATGATATAATATATTATCCAGTTGGTGTGTATACCAGCACCCATTTCCATTCCATTCGGCGGTCATATCATATAAAAAATCCAAACCGCTCTCATATACATCAGCTTCTTGTACCGCCAGGGTGCTGTTAAAATGAACTAGGTGCCTATCATACTGAATGCCACCATAATCAGCATATCCCCACACACCACCATCTTGATCAATAGACATAGCGGTAGTAAAAGCGTACGTAAAATAATCCTGATTAGAAGACATGGAATATAACAAATTACCAGATCTATCATATTTATAAATATAACTATATTCAGTATTAAGATAGTCATAATAATAGCTAAATATAATGTCTCCCGTCTTTCTATCAACTCTAACACCCCTAGCATCATAACGACTCGCGTCAGCATGCCCGGGATTCTTCCAGTTTGTAGTTTTACTGCCTGTATAAGGAATCCATCTCATTATATAATAATCCCCCTGAGATATATAGACCTCGTCGATTGTTATAGGAGCCGTATCACTGCCTCGAACCCGTATGGTGCCGTTATAAACATTTTCATCATAACTTATATTACCAGTCTCACTGTCGGTCGTTCCATCAACAATAAAATAACTCGAATTATATTTGTCACTCAATTTAAATACAGGAGTAGTATAGGTGCCATCCGCTATTATTTCAATAGGACCTGCGGGAACCTGAGGTGTTCTATAAATTTCGTCTCTATGCCCATTAATATTAGTCAGCATTATATATCGAGTACCGTCAGTTCTAAAGACTAATGTTGAATAGCCTTCATGATTAGTATAATCCGTATTACCAGTGCCGTTGTAATTTTCATATCCTATAGCAATAGTTTCAGTTACTGCAGTATTTATATTATATCTGGTTACACTATTATTGTTTACTTCTGGATCAGGACCGAAATATATCCAATCCTCGTGATAACAAATTCCCCCAGGATTGGTATATTCACCGTCATCTCCAACTGCATTTATGCCCCCAGAATCCAATCTAAGAAAACTATTACTCCACGTATCAGTGCCTACATGATACCGACATAGATAAGGAGAATCTCCAATAGGTCTATCGTAATAATTAGAAACCATAGAGAGCATATAAATAACATTCCTATCTGTATCATAAGTCATTGTCTGAACACCAAACATGTTGGCATTAGCACCATTTTGATAATATACTTGATTATCATACCCATTGCTTAACGATACCCAACCGGAAGTGGTCGTATCGTATCGAGCAAAATTTCTACCAGTCGTAGTGTTCATATTTCCTTGATCAAGGGTGGCTATATAAATATATTTCACCCCATCAGTACACATAGATATCCTATCTGCACCAGCATTATGGCTAAATCCAGCAAAAGCTGGAGGCAATGGCAAATCTTCATAGTTATCTTGAACCCCATTCACATCATATCTGAAAAAAGCCCCTACATATGTATCCACATCTACTCTAGATATGACATAAACATATCCATTCAAATAAACAGCCACCGTCACATTACCTTGATGAATAGCTGGCCCGGGTCTTAGTTCGGACTCATATGTCCAAGCGTTGTTCTCATAGTCATAAGACCATAATTTCAATAAAGTACCGTCCCTAGATATAAAATATACAACATCATCATCATTGTTATATAATAGGGTATTATAGTAACAGTAAGGCCTGCTATAATTCGCAAAAGGAATCTCAGAAAAAGAAGTAGCTGGTTCCTGGCTTGTACTTGGAGGAGTCACAATTACATTATCGGCACTCACTTCGGTATTATCAAAAGTACCCAAATCCCACCGGTAAGTATCGGTTAAATCCTCACTTTCTACTAATACACCATCATTTATACCATAGTAAGTCCCATTTTGAGACGAAGATATTTTAATATAATTATCCCCATCTTCTCCAGTATAGTCCACTACCGTATACGCATCCGCTGATATAGATGAATTACCATTATTATAAAGAGCAATAGCTTGTGAGGCGCCCTCTTCCCCTATCGGCGTATTATTTAAATACTCTGCGTATTGACTACCATCCTGACCAAAAGCGACTATAAAGTCATCATTAAATATTTGAAATTCGTAAAGATCTATGTTTATTCCACTAATAGTGACTAGTACTCGTCTAGGAGCGCTGGGCTCGGCTATGGTGGTATAATAATAAGAGCCCACATTCGTTGCGAGGTGTGTATAAGTACCCGTAACGGTATTACTATAATAAAAATCAATATTGGCTGACTTGGTAAGATCATTAGCATATAACCTGATACCGTCCACTTTTATTCGTTGGCTTAAATTAGCTTCAAGATATAATATGCCACTATTAGTTATGCTTACCCCGCCGCTATCGAGAGTGCCATCAATAAGAGTTTCTAACTCGGCCCAGCTCAAAGATATATCTCCCTCACCGCCTCCCGTTAGGGACTGAAAGGATCCATTTCTAATTATATTATACTTGGTCATTCTTTTTTCTCCTTTATACCGTTGTCAACCACTGCACAACCAAATTTGCAGTTTTTTTACTCTGCGCAAAATTGTCGTTCTTATTCGACCTCAAATATATGGTCCTTGAACCCCCCGCAGGAACCTGTTCAAATATAATGGGTAATTGATCAGAGTTAGCGCCGTAAAAACTCACGTTGTCTGAAGATATTTCAAGAAAATCATTGGGAGTATAAATGATATCCCTTTCTACACCTTCTTCATAAATATGAAAAACGTCCTTTGGATAATTATACACTTTTATATTATCAAATATACCAGAACCATACGATTCTTGGTTGAAGGCTAACTGGGTACTTTTACCCCCGAGCAAAATATGTACACTCTTCGTGTCGCTCACTTCCCATTGAGTTGTACTAGCATATATAAGTTCTCCATTCAAATATAGTCTCAATGTATGATCATTATCCATAAAAGCACTATCATGACTCCAGGCCAACGCTAAGTGAATAACTTCGCCCACATTAACAAAATTACCCTCTATGAAATTGGCAAATTCAGCGTTAAACCTATTTAAGTTGCTCCTAATGTTTCCCACTATAGCTTCGAACCAGTTTCCACCTCTGAGCCCTAATGACACAATATCATTGTTATTATTAGTTATCGTAAAAAAAGTTTTAGAAGCTGTATTATTAAACATGTCCTGGCCATAAGAATCATAATAGGTTTTTAACCAAAATTCCACCGCTCCCCGTTCAAGCGTTAACCCAGCCACGGGTATTTGTAGCAACTCATGCCCATTCAAATGCAAACCTTTCCCATGTTGGACAGTGTCCTCAAAAACATTTCTTTCTATGTGTAAATCATCCATATACATATTAAAGGGCTGCCCTTTTCCTCGAAATCTAATCCTTAATGATTTCAGGTTTTTATCGTTATTTCTTAAATCCAAATCATCCTCTAGATAAGTTTTAATACCCAAATCATTTGGTTCTGGAAAAGTATCCGCATAATCATCAAATTTAAGTTTGACCAAATTCCACCCGGTCTGCAAATTCAAATCGCTAATATTCCAAACATAATAAAACGGATCTCCCCGATTTATACTACCGAAAGTTATATCACCGAAAGAAGTGTCCAGCTTACCCACATTACTAATCTTTAACCAAAACTGCAAGACATCTTTAACAGACCAAATATTATCGATACCAAAATTATCTCCTTCAATAAATTGTAAAGTGTCGACGCCTGAAGATGTGGGATACCTAATTTTCAAAGAACGAGACCCAACTTTGACATTTAAAGAGTCGTTGGATAATGTACTCAAATTGGAACCCCACCACCAATAATATTCTGTAGGTCGGGGAGTATCGTTGACAAACATCTTGGCTGTTTCCAAATAATCTATTCCGTATTTTCCAGAATCATCATCATAGGAATAATTTGTGGCAGTGTCTCTTTTTATAGCCACCCATTTAGAAGAAGTGCTAAATTTAGTTATAACAGGATTTCTAACTCCCCAATCATCTCTAAAATCTAGGTGCTGCATACCTTTAAGATCATAGTTACCTTCTTCTGTTATTTGAATATACCCTGACTGAGCTACCCATGTGCCCCCACCTAAATTATCTGCAAAATGATCTAATACTTCAGGCCCATCGAACCGCAAACTTATCTCGTCGTCGGAGTCAGCGTCATAGGCATCCCATTCTATAAGATATATACCCTCTTCCAAAAATAGATTTTGAGTAAATAAGTATTCTGTCTCGCCCTCAGCGTTTCCAGAACTATCTACGGCCGAATAAACTACACCGCTATCTGGGTTTTCTTTGAAGGCCACCTTTTGGGGATCATCATAATAATCGCCTGAATAATAAAAAAATTGATCATCATTACTCCAGTTTGTCGATGTGTCGCTAGGATCTTTATTTATCAAGGTATGATTTGAAACATTGAATGGTTCTTTAAGATTTATACACACTATAGGCCAAGTTTCACTATCGATGTAACCATTATCTTCATAAGTATAAACCTCTATTTCTCTTAGGAAACTGCCTAAAAATATATTAAATTGGTTAGTGGCAGGATCATAGATTGAAAGAGAGTCGCCTCTGTCATACCCAGTTATTGTTAACCTGGCTCTACGAGCCTGTACTGAATCAAATTGATGGGTTCTTGTATGGCTTGAATTACCACTTATAGAAAATACATTTGAAAAAGATCCACTAGTACTCGCCGAAACACTAAAAGTATAATCTGTATTCATGTAATCATCAATCCCAGGATTATATCCGTGATATAAGACAATCTTATTAATCGTATAGGTTTGGCCAAAGTCTAGTTCTATGTAGGGATCATCGGCTCCTGGCTCCTTTTGAAATCCCCAGCAAGCTAAAGCCGAATAATCATCATGTATTCCGTCTACGGCATTAGTAGGATACCAAGTACTGAAATAATAATTAGTGCCGGTAACAGTAGCTCCATAAGCCACATTTATAGGTACATCATAATTGGTTAATATGGTTCCCAAAGACTGCCATTCACAGTTATACGCACTATCTGGAGTAGAATTCTGAAGTATATCAGGATAAATACCCAACTTACGAATACATCTGGTAACCCCATCGCCACATAAAAGCTTTATTCGCATCCATCTAGCATCGGTATAATCACTATTATCCCAAACTACACTATCAGGATCTGAAGTTTCTGTGTTTGAATATTCAACACCAGTCTCTTTATTTATTAATAATTTATTAGTAGCATTACCATAGTTCCGTATTATATCTATATTATGACGATGTTCTAAATCAATCGCAAAATACTGATACCAATTATTATTTGAGTAAGTCCCCACCTTCGACGAGCCCACAATAACATAGTTATTACCATTATTTGGGCTTACTCTAACAGCCCCACTAGTAACAGTAGTTGGCGAATGATACATAACCACTTTGGTTATTGTATCGGGACCACCCGCCAATCTAAAACCAAAAGACTGATTTTCATAAGAAAGGGGGATATTAAGCCCGTCAGAAATCAAAACGTTAGTTTGAGAATTAGCATCATTAGTGCTTTCAACATATACTCTATCTATATCCAATCTATCAGAATTTTTATAAACAACTATGGAATCTAAATTGGCTACAACATATTTTAAATTGCGTATCTCTTCTTCTGAAAGAAGATAATTAAAGAATCTAACATCCCCTATATAACCTGTAAATTGGTTATTGTGCTGGGTAGTAGCTTCAACGTTCGAAGCCAGCGCTAGCGGTCTGCTAGTGGCATCAAATCCGCCCCACGATAAATCTTCATATAATAAGGTTCCGTCTAAATAACACCTAGATATTTGATTAGCAACATCAAACATCATAACTACATGGTACAGAATATCCGGCTGAATTATACTACCCAAATTATGGGTAGTAGTATTATCATAAAATAGGAGTTCTTGGGGAAAACTGGTGCTCTGATCTATTCTCAGGCCGAAATAATCCGAGATATCCCTACTTATGATCCTGGCGGCACCATGGCCAACAGTCGTGGTGCATTTAAAAAAGAGAGACACTGAAAACGCATTTTCAAAAGTAGAGGCTTCGGCGTGTGTCATTAGCTCGATGTCATCATTGCCATCAAAGTAGATTAAATTGCCTTCTACTTCATCTGATACTACTTCACTGGGATTACCATATGTAGATCCATGATAATTATTTGGACCACTATCGATAAAAGAGCTGCCTGATATATCTCCTAGATATGTAGCTACTATACCTGCTGTAGGAGGATTAAAATAACTTAAACCAACCTTCCAATATTGACCGGACGAATCAACATCTATATTCAATGAGGTTTTTTTAATATCTTTATAATCACTATTACAAAAATCTATAGAGACCCCGCTAGATAAAGTGCCTAGAGATGTCCATCTCAAATCTAAATCTACAATTTCATAAGATTCTTTTCCGTGTACCAGATTAATAAGCCCATAAGTGGGATCATTGATGGCGCACTGCCCATTCATATTTAATAAGTCATAATTATCTTCTTTATATAAAAAACAGGCAGGGCCAACATCAGGGTTCTCGATATCATCTAATGAATCAAATCTACTCCAAAATATTAGATTATTAGTTTCAGAAGTTTCTTTAGGCAAATCTATTATAAGATCGAAAGGCCTGTCATAAACATTTTCAAATATTAGGGGAGTGGCTTCCGATATTTCGTTAGTTTTCGCGTTGTTTAAAAGCACGCTGGTCTCACAAGTGGGTAATTTAAGCTGATTACTTACTGACATCGCGATCTCATTAATAGTAAACTCTTGGCCGGACTCCATTTCTAATCTAAAATATCTGGGAGCTCCTCCTACAAAGGCAGATACTTGAGACGTCTCTATTTCTTCGAAATCAGCACTTTTATATATCTCACCATCGTCAGAAAATGTCATGGATATATTATCCACTAATGAGGCATCCGTTCTGACACGACTATAGACTTCAAGCTCATTTATTTTAGTACTATGGTGCTTATTACAATAGATACGAAATCCTTTACATTTTATAGGGCTGAAATTATGTTCGATTGTATTCCACCAAGTAGCATGCGATTGCTTGACAGCTGATTCATTAATCAATTCGCCATCAGAGTATAGTGCATCGTCTGATGATGGGTTATTAAATAAATAATCAATTATATTTTCATTATTGGTAGAATCAAACAACAGTCCGTCCAATCTTATAGAATTATAAGAAGGTATATAGTTAAAATGTCTATCGTCTGCATTACCTGTAGCATTTGACGACCCCAAATAATAAGACAAAGCAAACTTTCTAAAATTGTCATCTTCCTTAAAATACATAATACTTTTATGTATCTTAATTTCACTTTCATTAGGAAATAGTAAGGTAAAAGCTATTGGGTCTCTGACAAACCCTACCGTTTGGTAAGGGACCAAAGGCCAATTAAACTCGGATATACCATCATAACTGTACAACCATTCAGCGTCACCATTAACATAAAAATAACTGTGCTCTCCTGCTGTGGCAAGTCCATTATCAAAATAATATGAATCACCTACTTTGCCGTTATCAGGAGTGCGCTTAAAATCAGATAACGCATCCTCGCCATAAGCGATATTATTGTGATTAACTCCAAATGGTTCTCCAGTATTCCAGTTAATATAGTAATGCGTATGATATTCATTAAATAACTCGACATCCCAATCAACATCTAAACACGAAGCTATGTTGAATTCGAAATAGCTGGTTTCTTCTTGTCCATAAATATTTACCTCTTCAATATTAATTCTGTTACCCATATCAATATCTAATATGGCGTTGTTCTGACGTCTGTCACTTCTCGCATATACCGACAATCCAGCTACTCCTAGAGCATATATCCGCCCCGGATCAAATGTGCCGCTAGCCTCTCCGTTGTATTGGTAAAAAGTAGCGTCTGGTTGACCGCTTACGGAAACACCAACATACAAATTGGCATTATAAACCCCAATAACATCACCCTTACTAACTAATATATCACAATCGATTCTATAAGAAACATCCTTAGATGTATAAACTAATCCCGCAGTTTTACTACTAAATGTCAAAGAATGAATAACTTTTAGATTTCCGTTCTTTAACGGCCGACAAATTTTTACCTTAGCCGTATCGCCATCCTTTATTTTGCCAAAAATATAAATAGCTTTCAGTCGCCCGTTGTTATTTATTGGGTGCGATAAATCTATTATTGTTCTACCCTTATTATTTAAATTTTCATAATATTCCGTCCCCGCCAAATTTGAAATTAACTTAGAATTTCCTATATTGGCAAAATCCCTACGCCCACCTTCCGTTGCAAATTGATGCGGGTTATGCACGTAAGCTTGCTCATCAATGTAGCCATCTATTAATTTATTAATTTCAAATGGTCTAAACAGTCTAGAAGCAGCATAATCAAATTTAGTAGCTTGATTAATACCTGATTGATGAGTGGAAATATTGGTTGTACCATCATAAAATCCCAGAGCTTCAGCGGCGGCTGAATACAAAATGGTCACAGAGCTGTCCGATCCTACTGTACCAGATGTAATTTTAAGTTTATCAAAATCCGAATACTCACACTCTGCAAAGGCATAACTTCCCATATTTAATACACCTAAAGCATTGGTGACTACTCTAGCCATTTCCACGCCATTTAAATTAATATTCGTACCTAATTCAAACTCTTCATTGCCATATCCGTCTATATTTACTATCAATTTATCACTAATTCCAGATATTGTAGTATAAAAAGTATTAGAAGTTCCCGCCTCCAAGTTAGCGCGTCTTCCTGCGCCCGGGCACGGGTGTTCGTATGATGTATAATAAGAGCATTGAGTATTAGTACATACCCAATCGTCATTAGATGTTATTTTTATAGATTTTATAGTAAACTGATCCCCACTCCAACCATCTATAAATGGGTGAATCCTCAGATTATTTACGTATCCTACCCACTTCGATTCTGGGCCAACATTAATGCGGTACACATGCCATTTATCATCATTAATTAAATCAAAATCAACCTGTTTATCCGTATCCCAAAGTGGATCATTGATAGTTACCCACTGAATTCTTCCAGTAGTCAATCCACCCACTGCTTTACGATTATTATCGGTAATTTTCATCACTAATTCTATATAATAGTACCTGGAAGCTGCCACTACTGGAGCTAGAGTGTTTGTTCTACTAATATAACAGTCTCTATCATCGGCAGTACCAAATAGCGTTCCGTTCCAAGATCCATATAAATAAACCTCGTCATAAACATCCCACCCATCAAAATCCCCATCTAAATCTAGACTACTAGCATACCCATTCAAAGTGTCATATCTACACAATGGTGAATTTTTGATAGATCTAGCATTTCTAAGAAAATTATAGGACATTTATTTTTTCCTTATAGTACATTTTTTGACAAGGTCAGTAAGGCAATTGCCCTCACCATCATACCCATCACACTGACCGCAATATTCCAACCCATTGTCCGGATCTAACGTGTGAGGATTTATATCTCTAGAAAACATTATTTGTTTTCTTAACCCCATAGCATCTTTAGCTATCTTCAAACGCATTCTTGTTTCCCAATCTTTATAAGTTAGTTTCTGCTCATCTGCACAATCAGCACATCTATATATTAAATATTTTTGTATAGATTTTTCAACCAAATTCCCTATCTCATCGACAAGATAATCCATATCTTTAGCATATTCTGCCATGGTGGATATCTCATCTAATATTAATCTACCACCACATTTTTCACAAGGTAAAACAAACATATAAACCTCCTTAATAAGGATCTATAGCATCGGGGTAAGTATCATTAGTACTATCTAAAATCCTATCCTGTGCTTCTTCGCGGCCAGTAAATTCATTTTTCAAATAAGTCCAAGCATCGACTAGAACCCTACCTATAGTCGAGTAATAAACTACTATAGCGTCGTTAGGTTGCCATATTAAATCATCGTCAAAGGCTGAAACCAAAACATAATCAAACACCTGTCTAGGACCGACACTAAATACCCCAAACTGGCTGCCCGCACACCTAGCTTCCCAATGGAAGTCAGAGAAATCCCAGTCCCAATAGTTGCCTAGAGCAGTATAAGTATCGTACTGTTGTACCTGCGTAAGGGGTAACACAATACTATTGGTGAACCTACAAGTCCATAACGCTGGATAAGTAGCATTCGCATTCGATAATTTCTCTTCAAACCCTGGCGGGGCTACAGCTTCAAAAGTAAAATTATTCGAGCCTTCTCCGATTGCAATTTCATCGTAGATGCGTTTTTGTTCATCTTCCATTCCCGTCACGGTATTTACTGAGAGAGGCTCCTTATCTTCATGGCATTCAAACATTATTCGGCCCCTAATTTTATTCATGGTCTTTAATTGGCCGTCTGAATTAGATAACCCTACAACTCCGCCAATACTATCACGTTGATATAAAGTTGATGACTCGTGGGTAGCTGGGTATAGCAATGAGCCGGTACTTTGATAACCATGCGGAGGAAAATCCCCATGATTTCCATATGATATATTATACAACCGCTCATAACTAGATATCGTTTCCTTAGCATCTGTAAATATAGTATCATAAACATAAATACATTTTATGAAAACTACATTCTCACTGTCATTATAATAACCAGAGATTCCGGCATTGTTTATTTCGGCCGAGGTAGGCTTTACTCTAAGTCTTAGTCTCCATTTACTGTGAGTGTCAAGCACATCTTCTCCATCTAGATTATAATCTATTAACATTTGACGATTCACTAGATTATCATTATTATCCGCTAACACCATCTGATTAGCGCTGAACATCGTATCATAAATTATTCCTAGATTAGATCTAGCGAGTTCTACTGCTGGTAAATGATATAATCTCCACGATATTGGATTATCATTCTCATCCGTTTCCAGAACTTCGCTTCCAAATTTACAAATAATAATTACTCGATCCACCGCTTTCTTAGAAGTAAAATTAAATGTAAAATCTACCTCGTCTTGATCCGCTGAATATCCTATTTCCCAACAGTGCTCTACCGCGTATGTTTCGCCAGATATTATACTTGCATACTTACTATCTTCAGATACCAAGAAAGGCTCGTCGCTAAACTTTACAGTTTGAGCTGAATACTCTATAATAGTTTTCTCTCTAGGTAAATAGATAAATTTATCGGTATCTAATGATACGTTAAGTCCTCGTTGGTAGTATTCTTTGACCTCGCTTCCACCACTATCGTATGTGGATATAACCCGACCATCGGTTTCAGCTTGTGCTATAGTTTTATCTGTATAACCAGGAGCAAATAAAGTAACGTCAGTAACCCACGGGCTTGTTGTACAAGTAGTATACAAGTCATAATAAGTATTATCAACATCATCTGGATCCCAATTTCCATCTATATCAAATGTTCGATAAGGGCCGTCCACAAGAGCGGTTGACATCATCAGTTTAAATTTAGGGTCTTCGTACTCACCATCACTATTTCTAACAGGAGCAGTTAATGTTAATACATAGTCATCTTCTTCCGCAACAAGTCTATGTTCTGCTAATTCGGCGTCATATTTGTAATCCGGATATTCAATGTCTAAAAATAAAAATGGTCCTACATAGTCTAAGTCTCCACTAATGGCGAAAGGTCGAGATGTTACCAACTCTTCTATTTCTACACCTACTTCTTCAACTTCTATCGCCCCGGTCTCACTATATTCTCCAGAATCAAAACCGCCTATATCTTCACCTAATATAATATCAGTTTCTGGTATATCTCGCTCAATATCTCTCCAAACTTCTTGCCAAGCCCATTGAATTGACTTAGAACTATCTGTTGGGTGATCTTTATATGTAAACCAAGTTATAAGAAAGTTACTACCATCATATTGAGCATTTGTAGGATACGGGTATGTCAATGACGAAGTAGTTCTATGAGTATCAAAAATTTCGTCAAAATAATATCTATTGGGAATATCATCCTCATCTACGTCAATATACTCAGCTATATTTACCCCTTCTATATTGCCCTCAGCCAAATACAGCCCCATTGGATGAATAAATGGCGATTCTAAATCCCGACTGTACAATTCATGTGGATAACTTCCTCCCAAACCCGCCACTAAATCCGCACTAGTATAAAAATAATATAAAGGCATCCATTTTTGTCTTCTTATATAAGACCCATTATTAACTATATAATAAAAGGTATTATCTACAGACCTATAACTTCTCAGAAAATCTCTAACCGGATTACCGAACTTGGGCAATGATCCTCCAAATTGAAGAGCTCGAAGCTTGGCTTCATCATCCATATTTCCTCTGAATCGACCATATCCAGTAAACCTTTGTTCGGTCTCAGCTTTATAATTGCAGTAAGACCAGTCACAAGTACAGTTAAAAATGGAAGCATGGGTATCACATACATACCCTTCACTATCTTGCGGTCCTAACATTCTCATATCCCAAGAACCGTGTTCTATAACTCCAGCTTCGTTAGGTTGAAATACTTCCATGGGCCTATTAAGTAAGAGGGTGACTCGTTGAGTAAGTTGGTCTGTAGGGTAAGCGGCTGTCTCATCACAATCATCATATGGATACCACATAGGCCCTTTGCCTGTAAATACACTTAGATCATGATCTCCACAAGGAGGCGCAAGCCCTTTAGTGACCAAATCAGGATCTTTTTGTGGATAAGTACGACCAAAACAAACTTCTTCGGGATGTAAAGTCTCATTCCTATAATCCCTAGCCCAAGCGTAATATATTTCCACATCGCGACAATAAGGCTGCTTAACCCATGTCAGCATTTTTGTGCGGGTAACACCTTTTATATGGCCAGTTATAAATCCTTTGTAAACAACAGATATAATTAATGGGTCACTACCAAATTCGGTCAGATTATAATAATCTAAAGCCCCGGTCAAAACTGCAGTATCTCTGTAAACAACTGTATCATCGCCTACGAAATCGTCATCTATTAATTCATACTCTCCATCAGGTGTTTCATCAAAACTGCGCTTTTCATAATAATAAACTCCCGTGAACGACAAATAGGGATCACAAGGTTGTGTAAACTCTGCCAGATTTTTAGGTTTAATTATCATCTGATTAATTTCTAATCTCGCCGTACATTTCTCTACTATTTCCATTTCAATAGTTTTTTCTTCACCATATTGAGTAGTTATATGTAAATTCAACGAGCCCTCAATATCCCAATCTCTAAAAGCACAACTTAATTTTCGTTCGTCGTCTGGAATTTCGACAATTGCATATCCCACATTTCCAAAAAATCTTATATAATCTGCCAAAATATGGACATCAGGAATATCCAACTTAACTTTATATAATCGATACCCTAAATAATAGGTTTCTTGATCCGGTGGATTTAGTGGATTAGCGTAAGGAATATTAAAAGCATAATCATTATAAACGTAAGAAGTGGTAGCGGATGGTCCACGAGCATTACCATAAGTTTCAAAGCTAAACTCAATAGACCCATTCTTATTTAAATAGGCATTAAAATCTCTTTCATAAGCTGGTAAATAATCTATAGTAGCATCGTCCCCCACTAATGAGAAACTTCGCTGAGCTATAACTCCGCCACAAAATAGATTGGTTAATTGCATAAAATCAAATTCCCACCTACCGCTACCTTTATTTAGTACTAGAATAATGTTTTCTCCCCATTGCAACGGCACGTCTATCGAAAACATTAACGACTCAGAATTGACTTCGCTACTAAATATTTTGTCAGGCCAATATTTCAACAACCTTTCTATAGCTAGATCAAATCTGTCATAAAATTCTTCAAATTCTTCTTCAATAGCATAAGCTGCTTCTATTTCGGCCATACTATCGTAATATTTATCCCCCACCTCAAATTCGGCAGTTCCATCATTTATGGCTCTAATTAAATCGTCCGGATTATCACTTCCTGTCTGTTTAACAAACGGAGCTCTAAAATCTCTAGCCAATATATCTAAGTCTGGATCACTTAAATTTATTGCATAGGTAGGACTATTATAAAAAATATCTCCCACAAGTAATATAGAACTCCCATCTATTGAAGCAGACTCAAAAATATATTTGCTTCCGTCCAAAGGATCTTTGAAAAATTTATTCCTAATAATTGGTTGTAGGGGTAATTCTTTAAGCGCCTCCACTAATGTGGGGTAATCAGGTTTACCTCCTTGGTCTTGAGTTCCAGCTGTCAGCCTCTCTCCAGTAGCTGAGACTTCGAAGAGATCATAATCTGTTATTTCCGTTCTAAATGAATCTATACTCCAATTATTTATAAATGTACCGCTGGCATCATAGTTATAGATCAAATCACCAGCCCACGTATAGATTTTAGAATCTTTAAAAGCTCTTCTAAATTTTACATCGTCCCATCTATTCCTCTTTAAATGCCATCTTAATTCCAATATTTGTTCAGCTAAAACTTTATCCCCCTGACGCATTTTTTCATCTATACAATATTTCCAACAAACACCTGTATAATATTGACATTCAGGTTTAGCGCCATTACAAGGAGGTGTATAAAATCTATCAACAGTATTATACCTAAGTGTGTTGAATGTCTTAGTATAACCTGTGTCTGGATGATCACATTTAAAAAGAATAGGCTCTATCTGCCCAGTACCAGAAGAGACCGAAAAATACTCAACCGATCCTTCCCACCAATTACATTTACTTAATGTAGATCGTTCATTAAATATTTCATAACCTAGTGGTAGTCTAAAAGTCAACCCACTTCCAGTAGTATATCCATCTTCGTCATATTCTAATGTGGAATCCTTATCATCCGGCTGTATAGTTGTAAATCCTAAGTGATAAGGTGAATACGCTGCGCATTGATTACTAGTTCCATCTCCCTCACCAAACACGCAATGGTCTTTGTTGTACTTAGTAATTCGACTGTAATCCGAATCTTCCAGGGCCACATAATTATTCTCTTCATCTCTATCCGGTAGTGTAACCCATTTGGTCCCGTCTTGACTTAAACGATCTACAACATGCCTGCTTACATCTGGCAGTATGCATCTAGATTGGGTTCCCTCTGCGTCATATTGATCACATGTCGAAGAAGTACCAATCATATTACAATAGGGATAAAATGTAGCTCGCTCGCCATTTGGACCTTCGAAGACACATACACCTTCCCAGTTTGCGCAAACTGCAGGTTCCAGCTCACTCCAATATTGACATACGTGCGGACTATCTGCCACTATTATCTATGACCTCCATATAAAATCTTCCGGTAAACTCATCTACGTGATAACATACTTTGCTAGCCCCTTCATAAAAGCCTATTGTTCTTCTTTCCAATCTCATACTTTCTTTAACTCCAGGTATCATACTTGCTCGATACCTTACAAAATAAGCTTCTTTGCCCGTTAAATCCCATCTACGCCCATCAAAAAATAAGGACAAACGAGTGATAGCCTTCTTAGGCACGTTATTCCACTCCATTTGTCCTTCTTTTATTATAGTTCCGTCCTTTAATTGGACTTCCCAATATCGCATTAGTCTACTCCATTTTCCTTAAACCTAATATTTTATAAACCGCACTTTAGCAATTGTCCGTCCCATCCCGAGTTGAACCCGAATTAAACCATACCTTAATTACGAATAGTCAAAATATAATCTATAATTTATAGTGCTATTAGATCCAGTTTCACTCGAACCTAATTGAACTGATACCCATATAGGATCAGAAGTTAATCCTGTATTTCCTACAGATTCAGATGCATCTGCAGTTGAAACAACAGATAAATTTTTATCCACCGCATACAAGTACGCCGGAGGAGCATCTCCACTTATATCTGTGTAAACTATACTAGGATACCACTCATATCCATTTTTCACATTGTCAGGCCCCACAGTTCCAAACCTAAAACGTGTGTCATTATTACCGGTGTTATGGTGATTAAAACTGCCGTGATTCTGTAACCCAAATTTAACGGTAGATAATTCCTCTGCTCCACCTATTATTTCGAACATAACAGCCTTTACATCAGAATCAGTAGAGACTGTTACATTGCCAAAATTTAGGCTTGAAATATCATAATTAGCCTGAGCTCCAGGATGCGGGCCTGCGCAAGTTACTCTGAATTCATCACCAGCATATAGATTATTAGTGAATCCTCCGAAGGAAACATACAAACCCTTAGATCCTAAAGCCGTCCATGTGCCAGACGCTGGGGTAGCCACGTGAGAATCTATATAATCCCCCCTAGTGGAAGTCCATACCATGCGTGCTGTGCCTACAGGTGAATTCCCATTAGTGCCCTGAGCATAATCTGCTGCATAACAATCTATAGTCCAAGTATCACCGCTGAATACAGCGTCACTAAATTTGACTTGCACACCCTTTGTTCCCAAACTATACCAATGGTCTGGGTATAAAAGTTCTATCCATTGAGGTGGAGAAGTTTTCATGGTCTCCGGCCCAGCTGACGTCCATCTCATTCTTGGTACATTCCCTCTACCAGCTCCCATAGTGGTGCCATTTGTCACATCTACAGTTAGAGTATATGTTCTACTATCAGCAGCCCCATTATAAATTCCGCCCAAAGTGACGGTGCCAGCGTAACTTCCGGCTGTATGTGTAATTCCAGTAGCAGTATCCACCCCACGAACTGTGCTAGGATCTCCAGAATGATCATCATTTGTGATAACAATCATATACTCCTCATCAAAGAAACCATAGTAAGTTCCCGATATAGTTATAGTCCCATTGAAGGTGTTAGTGCCTCCACGTAAATTTTGGTTAGTTCCTCCCTGAGATACTATATTCCCTGAAGTAAATCCTAAGACTACATGAG